CCTGGTGTGCTGTTCGGTGGTGCGAAGTTCACGAAGACGAGTGTGGAGCCGAATGAGGCGCAGATGCTGGAGTCGCGTCAGTTCGCGGTGGAGGAGATCGCGCGGACGTTCCGGTGCCCGCCGAGCATGATCGGCGTGACGACGCCGGGCGCGATGAGTTATGCGAGCGTGGAGCAGAACGGCATCCAGTTCGTGCAGCATACGCTCCGCCCGTACATCGTGAAGATCGAGGACGCGTATTCGACGCTGCTGCCTGGCGTCGCGTTCCTGAAGTTCAATGTCGACGCGCTGCAGCGTGGCGATCAGGAGAGCCGGTATGCGGCGCACGCGTCGGCGCTTGTGAATGGGTGGGCGTCGATCAACGATATTCGCCGCATCGAGGATATGCCGCCCGTGAATGGCGGCGACGTGTATCGCGTGCCGCTCGCGAATGTCGACCTCGATGCTGCGAACCTGACGGAGCTGGAGAAAAAGAGCGGCATCGTGCAGCGCCTCGTGTTCTCTGGCTTTGATCCGGCGGCGATTCTGGCGGCGCTCGAGTTGCCGCCGATTCCGCATACGGGTCTGCCGACGACGCAGCTTCAGCCGATCAGTCAGATCGACCCGGAGAATCCGAAGGCGGCCTATCCGGTCGATGGGGAGGCGTAGTCGTGGCGATCACTCAGGAGGTCTATACGCTGGGCACGGCGTCGGAGCAGATTCTCGCGCCGAGTGCTGACGCGCAGCGCGTGACGATCAGTAATCTCCAGCCCGATCCGATTGATGGTGGTTACTCGCGCGGTGGGTACGCGTTTGAGATGAGTCGGGTCTTCACGATCGCGTCGGCTGGGACGGCTCAGTTCTCTATGGCGACGCCGAGCGGTGGCGCCCAGTTCGTCTCGTATCAGATCATCTCGACGAATGCTCAGGTCACGGCAACGCTGATCGAGGGCGCCACGGTCGCGTCGGCTGGTACGCCGATCCCATCGTATAACCTGAATCGTCAGTCATCGTCCACTGCCGTTTCGGTGCTCGATACGGCGACGAGTGTGTCGGGCGGCACGGTCATCGCGACTGAGTTGATCACGTCGGCGCATAAGGTTTCGGCGTCGGCATCGTCGGAGAAGGTCTACACGCTGAAGCCTTCGGAGACGTACGCGATGCGCTTCGTGAATGAGGGGAATCAGACGACGACGATCTATTTCGATCTTGTCTTCGTGGAGCAGTTCAACGGTCAGCACGACGTTTGGCTCGGACTGAAGGATGATTCGTATCGTCTGCGCGGCGGCGAGGAGGTCCAGCTGTTCATGGAGGCTGGCGAGTCGATCTATGCGCTCGGGGGCGGCACTCCTGTTCGGGTGGCCGTGATCAGGCAGGACTAGTCGGTGCCGTACTTCATCACGGATTCGGCGGAGGGTTGCGCGGGGTGGGCGACGATCAAGGATGACGGCGAGGTGATCGGCTGTCACGAGTCGAAGCAGGCCGCGATCGATCAGATGGTCGCCGTGTCGATGGCTGAGGGTATGGAGCCTGGCGGCGAGCGGAACCTTGACGGGCCGCCGGCGATCATCGTCGATATCGATGGGACGCTCCTGACGTTCGAGGGCCGGCCGATTGAGAATGTCGTCCGCTTCGTCGACGAGTACGAGGGCGAGGTGATCATCGTGACGGCGCGTCTGGAGGAGACGCGCGACGAGACGATCGCCGAACTCGAGGCAGCCGACGTCGACTGGGACCAGCTGTTTATGAAGCCGAACGCGGATGCCGACTCGCTTGCCTTCAAGTCGGAGACGGTGAAGGATCTTCTCGACATCTATAACATCGAGATCGCGATCGAGGATGACGAGGATATCCGCGCCGAGTATGCGCGGATCGGCATCACGGTTCTCACTCCTGACGCGGTGGATCCGGCAGAGTTGCCGGAGATGGTCGAGCGTCAGGTCGATCTGACGCTTCCTCAGTATGTGCGGGACGCGGCTGCGCGTGGTCTCGAGTTGCGCGCGGAAGGGTATGGCGGCGATGGGCTGGTCGAGCGGACGATTCGCGAGGCGCGGCTGATGGCGCGCGGCGAGGTTTCGGAGGATAAGGTCGTCCGTGTTGCCGCCTGGGCAGCGCGCCACATGGTCGATCTTGACGCGCCGCAGAACTCTGACCCTGAGGCTGATGGTTGGCCTGGCGCCGGCGCCGTCGCGTTCTACCTCTGGGGCATTGATCCGCTGGATCCTGCGCCGGCGATCTCGTGGTTCGAGCGGAAGCGCGACGAGATCCGCGAGGAGGAGGAGGATGAGGATCGGCGCTGGTATGGCGCGCTTCAGGTTCGCGAGCGCCCCGGTGCTACTCTGTTTCGTATGGAGAACGGAGTCGAGACGCGCCGCGTCAACGTGAACGAGTTCGAGATCCGCGACGCGACGGAGGGCGACGGCTCGACGTTCGTCGGGTATGGCGCGGTGTTCAACTCGCCGAGCCAGCCGCTCCCGTTCATTGAGCGGATCGCTCCTGGCGCATTCTCGCGGTCGCTGCGTTCGCGGAATGAGATCAAGCTGTTCGTCAATCACGACACGAGCCGCGTGCTCGCGTCGAAGCGCGCCGGCACGCTCCGGCTCGCCGAGGATTCGCACGGCCTCCGCGTCGAGGCGGATCTTCCCGACACGACGGACGGGCGCGACATGGCGGTCCTGCTGAAGCGCGGCGACGTCGACTCCATGTCATTCGGCTTCTCGGTTCCGAAGGGCGGCGACTCGTGGAGTGATGATGGGCAGCAGCGCGAGCTCCGCGAGGTGCGGCTGCATGAGGTGTCGATCGTGACGGGCTTTCCGGCGTATGAGGCGACGAGCGCGAGCGTCCGCAGTCTCGACGGCCTCGTCGACGCGACGGGGCTGGAGGCTGAGAAGCTGAACGCGGCCCTCTCGGCGCTCGAGGCTGGCGAGATGCTCGACGAGGAACTCGCTGGTGTGCTCGACGCGGCGGTAACGAAGTTGCGCGCGTCGCGTGATGATGCGGCGGCGGCGCTGGCGATGAAGCAGAAGCAGCTCGACGTGCTGCTCGCGCGCGTCTAGATTCGCCTGTTTCTCGGGGTATCCTATTACTGCCTGATGCGGAGCCGCGTCGGGTGTTCGCCTTGCGGAGCCGCAGGCGTGTCCAGTCAATCTCGATTCCTTGAAAGGGGATCATGGTGTCCGATTACATCAAGCGCCAGCACGATCTCCGTCAGGCGGCGTGGCACGAGGCGAAGCATCTCCTCGACGCGGCGGCTGCGGAGAACCGCGACCTGAGCGCGGAGGAGCAGGAGACGTACGATCGCATTTCGGGCGAGCTCGACTCGCGCGCGGCGATCATCGAGCAGCTGAAGGCCGACGAGGAGCGCGCGGCGCGCCTCGACGCGGTGGCTGCTGAGGTCCGCACGGACGAGGCTCCGGCGGGCGACGACGGCGACGCCGAGGCCATCCGCGCCCTGGCTCGTGGCGACATTCGCTCGTACAACTTCGAGAAGCGCGATGTCCTGACCAGCTCGACCGGGGCGCCCACTCCGACCGACTTCTATTCGGAAGTCATCATGCGGGCGCGCCTCGTCGGCCCGATGCTGGACGTGTCGACCGTGCTGAACACGGCCGGCGGCAACGTCCTCGAGGTGCCGCGCCTCAACGCGTACTCGTCCTCGTCGACGGTCACGCCGCAGGGCGAGTCCTTCACCGAGCAGGATCCGACCTTCAGCCAGTTCGTCGAGCTGAAGGCGTACAAGTACGGCTTCCTGATCCAGGTGTCGCGCGAGATGATCGAGGACTCCGGCGTGGATCTCCTCGGCTTCCTCGCCGAGCAGGTCGGCAACGGTCTGGGCTACAACGTCCAGAACGCGCTGACCAACGGCACCGGCACCGTCCAGCCGCAGGGCATCGTGGGCGCGGCCGGCTCCGGCATCACCGGCGGCACCGGCGTGACGGGTGCATTCACCGCCGACAACCTGATCGACCTCTACTACAGCCTGGACGGCGCGGCGCGCCTGCTCCCGGGTGTGGGGTGGATGATGAACGGCGCGTCGATCGGCGCGGTCCGCAAGCTGAAGGACACGGCTGGGCAGTACATCTTCCAGCCGACCCTCGACGGCAACTCGCGCGATCTCCTGCTGTCGAAGCCGGTCTTCGAGAATCCGCATATGGCGTCGCCGGGTACGGCCGTCAAGTCGGTCCTCGTCGGCCACCTCCCCTCGTACATGGTCAGGACGGTCGGTGGCATCCGCCTCGACCGCTCCGACGAGTACGCGTTCAACGCGGACCTGATCACGTTCCGCGCGTCGATGCGCGTCGACGGCGCCCTGCCGCAGACGTCGCACATCAAGTGCTTCATCGGCGGCACGGCGTAGCCTAGCCGACGAGCGCGGTACCATTGGGCCGTCCATCCTTCGGGGTGGGCGGCCCTTTGGCTTTCTGGGAGGCATCGTGTCGAATCGGCAGGCGCGCCGCGTGGCGGCGAAGCGGAAGACCGTAGCGCAGGGCGTGACGCCGCAGCGCGTCTTGTGGGCGTCGAACTCTCCGCTGACGGCTACAGGATATGGCGTTCAGACTGCTCAGGTCGTGGAGCGGTTGCAGGCTGATGGGCACGAGGTGGCGGTGGCGTGCAACTTCGGCTTGCAGGGTTCGGAGGCCGAGTGGAATGGCGTCAAGCTGTACCCGACGGGTGTGACGGCATACTCGGACGATATCCTGATGGCGCATTCGCAGCATTGGGCGAGCGGGTCCGAGTTGCCGAGCGCTGTCGTGACGCTGTTCGATGTGTGGGCGCTGAAGAATCCGAGCATCGATCGGATTCCGAAGATCGCGGCATGGGTGCCGATCGATCATCAGCCCGCACCGCCGGACGTGATCCGATGGCTGAAGAAGCCGAACGTCATGCCGATTGCGATGAGTCAGTTCGGATCGCGGATGCTTGAGCTCGAGAACATCGATCACGAGTACGCGCCGCACGCTTTCGACGCGACCGTATTCAAGCCGACGCAGTCGTTCCTAGACGCGCAGGGTAAGAAGATCCGCGGACGCGACATCATGGGTATCGAGGATCCCGATGCGTTCGTCGTCATGATGAACTCGGCGAACAAGGGTCGCACTCCGCCGCGGAAGTGTTGGGGCGAGAACCTCCTCGCGTTTAGCGTGTTCGCGCAGAATCGTCCCGACGCGATCCTGTACCTGCATACCGATGAGTCCGCCGCGCTCGGCGGTGTCGACGTGAAGCGCCTCCTCGCCGCGTGCGGCATCAAGCCTGAGCAGGTCCGCATCGTCAATCAGTATCTCTACAGGATGAATATGCCGCAGACGGCACTCGCGGCTCTCTACACGGACGCGGATGTACTGCTCGCGACGAGTGCCGGCGAGGGCTTCGGTGTGCCCGTCATCGAGTCGCAGGCGTGCGGGACGCCGGTCATCGTGAGCGCGTTTAGCGCGCAGCCCGAGCTCGTCGGTGACGGCTGGGTCATCGATGGGCAGCCTCTCTGGGATCCGAACCAAGATTCGTGGTTCTTCACGCCGCACGTTCATCACATCGTCCAGGCGCTCGAGGATGCGTACTCGCGAGAGCGTGGCGCGACGAGTCAGGACGCGATCGACTTCGCGAAAGCATACGAGGCCGACGCCGTGTATGCGAAGCACTGGCGGCCGATTATGCAGCGCCTCGCAGCGTGGCAGCCGTGATCGACGTCGTCGTCATTCCCGTCTTGAATCGGTACGACCTTCTCGAGCGCGCCATCGAAAGTCTCGACGAGGTGGAGACGCTGATCGTCATCGATAACGGCGACGGCCTTTCGGATCACTATCTGGACACTATCCAGATGCGGATGATGGCGAAGCGCCGCTACCTGTGGAAGATGCCGTCGAATCTCGGCGTCGCGTCGAGCTGGAACCTCGGCATCAAGGCGACGCCGCACGCAAGCGGGTGGCTTCTCCTGAACTCGGATGCGTGTTTCGGCGAGGATGCCTTCTCGATCTTCTCGCAGGACACGACGAGCGGCGACGTCGTCCAAGCGGGCGCTCCGCCGTGGTGCTGCACATGGATCAGCGCGAACGCCATCAGGCGCGTCGGCCTATTCTGCGAGCGGTTCCATCCGGCATATATGGAAGATGTCGACTGGGAGCGTCGCGCGCGGATGCTCGGCATGACGTTCGTGCAGTCCGCCGCGATTGTCCATCATGACAACTCCAGCACGATCGCGAGTGATCCCGTCAAGGCGGAGCGCAATCGCGAGACGCACGCGCAGAATCATGCGCTTTACGAGTATCGATGGTCACGATCTGGCGGAAATGTGCCGGCCGATATGGAGTGGAGTCTCGCGACGCGACTTCAGCAGGCGTGGTGATTCAGACCCTCGTCACCGGGTTCGGCTACTGGGGCCGCGTCCTGACGCGCAACCTGCTTGACCATCCTGACTTTTTCGTCGCCGGCATTCACGATCCGAGCGGCGAATCTCGTTCGGCTGCGCGCGCTGAAAATCTCTACACCTTTGGCACTATGCAGGACGCGCTCGATGCGACGACGCCGCAGCTCGTCGTGATCGCGTCGCCGATCGGAACGCAGGTCGAGGCGGCAATGATGGCGCTGTCTCGTTACGCGCACGTCATGATCGCGAAGCCGGGCGCGACGATCGTGAAGGACGTCCAGCGGATCGACTCACTCGCGCAGCGTAAGGGGCGCGTCGCCGTGATCGACTACACGATGAGACACGCCTGGCCGTTCCAGAAGATGAAGACGAAAGCGGCAACGTGGGGGAACGTGCTCGAGGTCGTCGCGGAGCGTAACGCCGTCGGCAGTCGCACGGCAGCGCCGATCCTGTATGACATGCTCGTCCACGATGTCGCCCTGCTGCACGCGCTGACCGATAAGCCGTGGCGCGTCCGTAGCGTCGACCGTGGCGAGTCGCATCTATTCGTATCGCTTGACACGGATTCAGCTGTGGCGACGTTGTCGGCGCGCACGGATGCGGACGAGCAGCGCCGCATGATGCGGATCGTGTACTCGGGCGGCGATATGTCGTGGGATCAGCTCGCCGACACGCCGGCGGCGACACCGGTGCAGCGCAGTCTCTCGAATATGGCGTGCAGGATTCGCACGGGCGATCACGATATGACGTTGGAGTATCGCGTAACGGCAACTCTGGAGGACATCGAGGCAGCATGATTCACGACACCGTCATCATTCGCGGCAATGTCGACATCGGCGAGAACGTGACGATCGAGCCGTACGCCGTCATCACGGGACCGTGCCGCATCGGCGACGACGTCTATATCGGCGCGCACGCGACGCTCGGCGGATCGCCACAGCATCGCGGCTCGTATCCGAGCGGACTGGACGCGCCAATACGGCACGCCGGCGTCGTCATCGATCGCGGCGCGTGCGTTCGCGAGTACACGTCCGTCCATCACGGAATCGTCCAGGAGACGCGCGTCGGCGCTGGGGTGCTGCTCATGGCCGGCTGCCATATCGCGCACGACGCGCAGGTTGGCGAGAGGGCAACGCTCGGCAGTTTTACAGTCCTCGGCGGATTCACGATCATCGATCAGGACGTGACATTCGGGCAGGGCGTCGTGACGCATCCGTGGACGCTGATCGGGGAGGGCGCGATGGTCGGCCTCAACTCGAGCGTCGTCAAGGACGTCACGCCGTTTGCGAAGGTCGCTGGCGCTCCCGCTCGACTGATCGGATCGAATACCCATCGCGATCCTCGCTTGCCGCGCGAGTATGACGAGCTCGTCCTCAGCGCTGACGTCTGGGATCGATGGAACATCGCACAGCAGTTTCGCCTCGACATGCGGCACGCATTCCGAGAGGTAGCATGAAGCCGCTCCTTCTCGTCATGAACCCTCGCGCCATCGACGTCTGCGTCGACGCGATCGCGGCCCTGGACATCGATAGGGTATGGCTCAAGAACTACACGGAGGGCCAACTCGTCGACGTCATCGAGGACGTCATCGATGCCTGCGATCATGATCCGATCGGGCTCGTGTCCGACGATGGCATTCCGACGCAGGACGCGCTCGACCTCGTCCTGTCGCACTATTCGTCCTACAAGGTCTTTACGGGCTACTGCAATATCGACACGGAGTCGACGCTCGTGAACCTATCAATGCAGCCGCTAATCGTCCAAGACGAGGCCGATATTGGGTGCTACACGATGCCGCACCGTGACGAAATCGAGACGCATTCGTCGCCCTTGATTCGCTCGTGGTTCGCCGGCTTCGCGCTGACGTTCATGTCGCGCGAGTTGTGGCGGCGATACCCGTTCCACGCGATCGGCCATCCTGGCTGCCAATCGGACTACAGCTTGTGCCGCCGCTTGCAGACGGACGGCGTGGATATCTACGCTGTGCGCGGCGCATTCATGGAGCACCTGAAGGGTTCCGAGGCGCACACGAAGAACATCCCCGGCGGCGAGCTCAGGATCGGCCGCGAGCCTGCTGAGGTCGTGTGGGATCTCCGCGGATAGTTGTCGTCACGGCGAGCCTGCCTGAGCGCGTCGACTTCCGCGCCGAGTGCGTGGCGGCCGTGGCGGCGCAGACACTCCCGCCCGTAGCGCATCTGCTACACCTCGACTATGAGCGGCAGGGGCCGGCCAGGTGCCTGAATGCGCTGACGAAGGCTGCGGTCGAGGCGGGCGCCGAGTGGATAGCGCAGATAGCCGACGATGACGTGATGTTGACGCATCACCTCGAGACGCTGGCGACGCGCACGGACGCTGACATCATCTACACCTACTGCCATGTCGAGGGTCGTGGCGGTTGGAATCCGAACGCCCCCTTTGACGCGGACCGCCTCAGGCGCGGCAACTACATTCCGGCGACGAGCATGATCCGCGCCGAGCTGTGCGCCGATCTCGGCTGGCGGCATGATGCGGCGCACGGCTTTGAAGATTGGGACTTCTGGCTCCGCGCTCTCGACCGTGGCGCCGTCTTCGCGTGTGTTCCCGAAGTGACGTGGCGGTACCGCTTCCACGGCAGTAACCTGTCCACCGCGTTGTAGACTATTCCTATGGCGATCTCCAACGGCTACGCCACGCTTCAGGACGTCAAGGCTGCGCTCCGTATCACGGACAGCGTGGACGACACGCTCCTCGAGGGCGCCATCGAGTCGGCCTCCAGGCTGATCGACGGGTACGCGATGCGGAACTTCTACCAGTCCGGAACCGTGACGCGCTACTTCGCCACCGGCGATCCGCTCCTCCTGCAGACGGATGACTTGGCGGGGACGGCGATCACGGTCGAATCGCAGCCCGCGGCGGACGGGACGTATGTCACATGGGACGTGACGGACTACCAGCTCGAGCCGCTGAACGGGAACCTCGACGGGATCGCGTGGGCGTACGATCGGGTCCGCGCAATCGAGGACTATGTATGGCCCGTCGGGAACGCATTCGGCGACGCCGAGGAGGCGCTGATTCGCATCACGGGCGTCTACGGGTGGCCGGCGGTTCCTAAGGCGATCGAGGTCGCGACGATCATCCAGTCGACGAGGATCTTCAAGCGGTATGATTCGCCGCTCGGCGTCGCCGGGTTCGGCGATTTCGGCGCCGTCCGCGTGAGCCGCTTCCTCGACCCGGATGTTGAGCAGCTCGTGATGCCGTATCGGAAGATGCGGAACATCCGATGAGCAGCGTCAGCCAGGTCAAGACGGCGATCGCGACGGCGCTCGGCCGGATCAACGGACTCAGGACGTACGATCGGCAGCCCGATAACGTGAACGTGCCGATGGCGTTCCCGAGTCTCCGGTCGATCGAGTATCACGACGCGATGGCTGGAGGCCTGACGACGCATAACTATGACGTGACCGTGATCGTCGGCCGGGCGGCGGAGCGCTCGTCGGAGCGCCTGCTCGACACGTTCCTCTCGTATGGGAGTGGCGGCGTGCGGTATGCGCTTGAGCAGGATCGCACGCTCGGCGGCACGGTCGAGACTAGCATCGTCGAGTCGGCTGGGAACATTCAGACGATCGACGCAAACGACACGACGTATCTCGCGGTGGACTTCAGGTTCGTCGCGATGACAAGGAGCTAAGAGGATGGCGAAGCAGTATGTAGTGGTCGACGGGTTCGTCGTGGCCGGGAAGACTGGCGGCGAGACGATCACGGAGGCCGACGTCGATCGGATCGACATCCTCATCGGGTCGGGGCGCGTGATTCCCGAAACGCCGAAGCCGTCGGGTAAGATGAAGGGCGCAAACGTCGACGTCCCACAGGAGGACTAGATCATGGCGAAGCTCGTCCTCACGGACGCCAACATCACGCTCGGTGGAACGGACATTTCGTCCTACGTCGCTGCTGTCACGGTCTCGTCGACAGCTGCTGAGATCGAGACGACCGCGTTCGGCCAGGGTGCCGTCACGCGCGTCGGCGGTCTGAAGGACAACTCCGTCACCCTGTCGATCCACAACGACTATCCGACGATCGAGGGTCTGATCTATCCGCTGATCGGTTCCACGACGACGATCGTCGTGAAGCCGAACGGCAGCGCGACCAGCTCCACGAATAACTCGTATACCGGAACCGCGCTCATCACCGAGTGGACCAGTGTCAATGGGGCCGTCGGAGAACTGAATACCGCCGACGTGACGTTCCCTATCTCGGGCACCTGGACGCGCGGCACCGCGTAGGCTGATCCCGCCATTGGCGGGTTAGGGGGAGAGCGATGAGGGTCCAGTTCAAGATCAAGCCGAAGGGCGGAGTCGAGGAGACGGTCACGGCTGAGCTCGTGGACGTGATCGCGTGGGAGGATCACTTCCAGAAGCCGTCGACAAGTCTCAGCGGTGGTGACCTGTTCGCGCGGGATTTCGTGTGGCTCGCGTGGCACGCCGCTCATCGGCAGGGTCGGACGACGCTGGGGTTCATGGAGTGGGTCGCGACTCTGGACGATATCGAGGGTGAGGAAGACGCCCCTTTAGCGCCCTCGGAGAGCACTCCTCCCATTGGATGATCGCCGGCCTGGCGTGCGAGACGGGCATCGCCCCTAGTCTGCTACTGCAAGAGTCCGAGCGTATGCTATGGACGATGCTCGGGTATCTTCGCTGGCGCGCCGTTCACTCGTCGAGGGCTGAGTAGTGGCGGAGTA